ATCCGCCTTGCTGGGGAGTCAAATAAACGGGCGCATTCATTGTCTATTTCATCCGGTAAAAAATGATGAGGGCGGCGCGGTAACGGGACGCTTCTCTTCCAGCAATCCGAACCTTCAGCAAGTCCCAAGCCGGGACGAACGCATCGGGCCGTTGATTCGGGGGCTGTTCCTTCCTGATGAGGGGCACCAATGGTTCTGCTTGGATTGGTCCCAGGTCGAATACCGGTTACTGGTTCATTATGCTGTTCTGAACAGGTCTACGGGCGCAACGGAGGTTTTGAATCAGTATTTAGCCGACACAAGGACCGATTACCATAGCATCGTCCAGGCACTGGTGAAAGAAAAACTAGGGAGAGACGTTCCACGCAGCAAAATAAAAAACGTGAATTTTGGAATCATCTATGGAATGGGTGTGGAAAAGTTGGGATCCACGATCGGGATGGATCCAGATGAAATGGAAGAATTCTTAAAGGCGTATCATGCGGCGATCCCCTTCGCTAATGAAATGAAAAAGGACGTAACCGCCGTTGCGAATCGTCGCGGATTTATCAAGACTATCTTAGGGCGGCGGCGCCGGTTTGATTCCTGGGAATCGCGGGACTGGGATACTTCGCGCGATGATTCGCCTACCACGTACGAAGCGGCGATCGAAAAATACAGCGGTGTCCGAAACATAAAGCGGGCAGGAACCTTCAAGGCGCTGAACGCTTTGATCCAAGGATCAGCAGCGGATTTGATGAAAATGGCGATGCTGAAAGCGTGGAACGCCGGGCTAACTAGTGGAACGGGCGGGCCGCTTAGGATCCATCTTACCGTTCACGATGAACTGGACGGATCCATTCCTGATAGTAAAGAAGGAACGGAAGCACTAGCCGAATTGAAAAATATTATGGAAACTGCTATCCCGTTGAAAATCCCAATGTTAGCCGAAGGCGGCATCGGAGAGAACTGGGCAAAAGCAAAATAGTATTTGACAAATTAGCCAACGTAAGATATGATTCGATAGTATAAACAAAGTTTATCTAAAAGAAAGGATGTAAACCAGTGAGAGAATTACTGAATCATGACAGAATACGCATCGAAGAGGATATTTCAGCGTTTGGGATCGACCGGTTTTTACAGGAGGTCGCTTCTATTTGCGCGGAAAAGCACGCGGATCGAAGGATTGAATTTGCGGAGCGCGAATCCTTACGGGAAGCGTCTGGGACAGACGTTCCAAAAACCATCGATGAAGTTGTCGGCGAACTCTTTGACTTAAGCGGCGGCGGCGCGGTAATCGATGCGCTAATCACGAAGGTGGAAACCCTGGCGGCAACGTGGAAAGACTCTGATATGCAGCGCCAGTGCATAAAAATGTCCAAAGCGCTAAAGACTAGCGCTATCCGGGAAGCGTGGGGTATAACGCAATGATCAGTATAATGACCGTTATCTTCGTTTACTTTATCTATTCAATCATCATAAACGTTCGGGAAGCGCGACGCGTCGACCGTCGAATCAGCGCGTTGAAAGGAAATCGCGATGATTCAATTTAGTGCATGGACCACTAAAAATTCAGCAGAACTGCAGCGCTACGGAATCGGGCAGATTCGCGACAAGGGACATTTAACCGGGTGGTTCTTCTATTGCAGATGGACCGAACGCAAAGACGCCGAATTAAAAGGAAACCTGCCCATCTATGCGGAAGGATTTTATCAAATCGAATATTCCGTTTACAATGCGAACGGGGATTCTTTCCATGTTTATTTGACCAAAGAAGGGTTTCATTGTCCTGGTGTCGATATAGAGTTCGATTCAGCAGGCGCTGCCGTTGATTACATGATGAAAGGAAAACAGGATGATTCGGCTATTCTTGCGCATATTTAACATCTTCAAAAGTCCAATTTCGCCTCCTCCACGGAGGTATCCACGGTTTCATGTTATGAAGGCGACTTCCCGAACGGTTGATAAACGGCGCGCAGCGCGGGAAAGTTCCCGTCCAAAGAGGACAAAATGAGTCTATATAACGTACTAAACGGCGAAGCGGCGTATTATGAATCACAAGCGGCGCGGGCGCGTGGATCCGATGCAAAGAAATATCGGGCGCTGGCGGATATCACGCGGGAACACGCGATCCGGGTGAATGAAGCGGTTATCGACGCCTTCATCGAACCCTTCCTTAAAAACGCGACGCCTTCCATTGCCCATGATTGGATTGCGGCGGCGGGTGAAGGATGCTTATCGGAATTCCTTCGCGACGCGTTCATCGAAAACCTTGAAGCGTGTTCCGATGTAATGTCCGTGCTTAAATCCTTCTTTGAGTCCGTTCCGTGGACTATTCTGGCTACGCGGATCCGTGATTTAGCCGATACCGAAAAATAAAATAAAAAAAGTTGTATTTCCTCTTGACTGCGCTGGATGGTTCAGGTATGCTTTAATTCATAAACAAAGTTTACCCCTAGGAGGGAATGAATATGAACGCCATAAACCGATTTAATGAATTGAGTGAGTATTCAGTTTGGTATGAAGACGGCTTTCAGGTTTTAACCGCAGGGGAGCGATTCATTGAGGCGGATGATGCGGAATACTACGGAACCTTTGCTGAATTAGAAAACGGCACGGTTGATTATTCGGACTGCCCATCATTGCGCGACTTCCTGGAAAGTTGCAACGAATATCAAGAATACTTGAACCTTCGCTAATCGGCTACGGAAATCCCAGGAGGCTAAAAATGAATCTTTCAGCGCTGTTCGAAAAGGTGATTGATCCAAGAGCATCGGTGCACATCGACGCCGCTTGCGCGGTTTATTCGGATCCGGAGTTACGCAAAAAGGCGGAGACCTTCCTGGAAGTTCAGGAAGGCTTCGGCGGGTATAACCGGGAAGAGATCCTGGAAAAGTGGGATCGCCGGATAGCCAAGCGCCTGCGAATCAAAGAGCGCCTGACGTTCAGCGGCGGTTATCTTTTGTATGACGGCGTTCAAATAGGCGGACCGTTCCCTCCGAATCAACAAACCGCCGCAATAGATCGCGCACTATTTAGACTTACGTGTGGGCTGTTGCCTTCCACATATATCGAACTGTTCAAAGGAGAGTGCAATGTCTAAACTTGCCGAACAACTCAGAACACAAGCGGAAAAACTCACGAAAACAGCGGACGCCTTGGATGCTATCGAAAGCGCACAGATTGTTCTTGATAAAGCGCTGGCATCCTTCCCGCGTTTCGAAGAACCTGCTACCAAACCACGCGGGTTGAATTGTTTGCTTCCGACCGAAGGGAGCGTCGCTAGAACATGACACCCTCCCCTTATCAGCAATCGATCTTTAACTTCCTGCAGCATTCCACGGATAGCCTAATCGTGGAAGCGGTCGCCGGAAGCGGGAAGACGACCACCATCCTCACTGCGCTGGATAAATTGATTGAAGCGGGAGTCGATCCCGCTTCAATTTTATTCATCGCTTTTAACAAAAACATCGCCGATGAACTCGCTGCGCGGGTTCCAAAGTATGTCGCGGCGAGGACCTTCAATTCAATGGGGTATCGAGCATTATTCCAGGTCTTGCCGAATGTGGTAATGTCCAAACGGAACAACGGCAAGAACTGGAAGATTTTGGAAGATCTCCGCGATAGGGACTTCCTTTCGGACGAAGAGTTGCAAGCCTACGGCGCCGGATGCATCCGATTGGTCGATACGGCCAAACAAACAGGGATCGGCATTTTAACAACAAACACCGATTACGACTGGCAACGGTTGATCGACCATTACGGGATCGAATTCGAAGGCGACGTGCATCCGGAACGCGCGGTAGAGATCGCAAAAAAGATGCTTTCCGAATCCATTGAACTTTCCCGTTACGGCGAGATCGATTTCTCCGATCAACTCTATCTGCCAGTGCTGTTCAACGTTCATTTCAAACCTAAGAAATATGTCTTCGTCGATGAAGCGCAAGACGTTAACGCAATTCAGCGGGCGCTGCTCAAAAAGATCCTTGGAAAAGAGGGCCGGCTAATCGCGGTAGGCGATGCGAAACAGGCTATCTACGGATTCCGTGGATCCGACGTTGACGCTCTAAAACTGATTCAGCAAGAATTCAACGCGACGCGGTTGCCTTTATCGATTTGCTATCGATGCGCGTCTTCCATCGTGGAATTAGCCAAAACGATCGTTCCTCAGATAGAAGCGAGTCCGACGGCAATCCACGGCTACGTTGCTGAACTGGAGCGTTACGGCGCTGCTATCTTTACGCAGGGTATGGCGATCCTATGCCGAAATAACTCCCCTTTGATCAAGTTTGCCTATGGGCTGATTGCGCGGGGTGTTGGCTGTTCGATTCGTGGTAATGATATCGGTAAGTCGATTCGCTTTCTTATCGGGAAGATGGACGCGTCAAGTTTATCGGATTTGTCAGATAAACTTGAAGCATACCGATGTAAGCAACTTGATTTATTCGCGCAGCGGGGAGAAGGCGAAAAAGCGGAGACATTGGAAGATCAAATCGATGTTATCAATATGATCATCGATCATGTTGATAACATAGAGGCGCTGTACAATTCCATAGAAAACCTCTTCACGGACCAATCAGGAAAAGGCGTGGTTCTATCCTCCATTCATAAAGCCAAGGGGCTTGAATGGAATGACGTTTACTTCTTGGACGCTGCGTTGATCCCTTCGAAATGGTGCAAGCAACCCTGGCAACTCGAACAGGAAAAAAATCTTTATTATGTGGCGGTAACGCGCGCAATGAAGACTCTCACGTTTATCAAATCGGATAGGTGGCTATTATGAATAGTTTTAATCCGCAATGGGACGATATCTATGCATCGGGAAGGGGATACGCTAAGTACCCTTACGATCTGCTTGTTACGCTGTTTAACCGGCTGTATGGGCATATACCACGCAAAGCGCGAATTGAGATGAATATATTGGATCTGGGATGCGGCGTGGGAAATAATATGAGTTTTTTGATCAATGAAGGATTCGACGTCTTTGGATTCGACGGATCCGAACAGGCCATTCAAAACGCGCGTGCACGGTTAGGATTGTGCATAGGCAAGCGCCTGTTAATTGGCGATTTTTTACGTCTTCCGTATCCGAGAGAGTTCTTTCATTGCGCGGTAGACCGGTCAAGCATCTACGCAAATACAACCGAAAACATCGTTAAAATAATCAAGCAAGTTCGGCGGGTGCTGCGAACTGGAGGGATTTTTATTAGTTTTATGTATTCAGTAAATGATCCCGACGCATCGGGATCATTTACTGAAGATAGCAAGTTTTATAAGACAAGCACAGCACACTTCACTACACAAGCAGAGATCCACGGGCTGTTCGCAGGGTTTGAAATAATGCATATTTCGCAGCATTCATGCTGGGAAGTCGAGCACACCGCGTCTGTTTCTTTAATGCCTAAATACGATGAATTTATTATTATCGCAAGAAAGGGCTAACATGAGAAGGGATCTTATGAACTACATCAAAATCGTGGAAGTTGGCTGGGGATTAATCCGGGTAAGGAATCGTAAAGGATTTCAGCGATTCCGTGATCAGGTTGCGCGGGAGCATCGGTTTGTTAGGCGCAAGGCGAAATATTACCTTGCACAGATAGGTCGCTTCGGGGTAACAACGCTACGCAGCGACGTGCATCATTACACGGGCGCGCTGATTCCGGATAGGGACCGCATCCATGCGGTCCATTGCGAGCGGAAAGAACTTCGTGGAACTAACGGGAGGACCATTATGCTAGGACTCAAAGACTTGATTGGCAGACCTGGGGTGATTTTGAGCATCGATGAACCGTACGGAGAATCGCGGCTCGAACTGCTGAACGGAACGCCGGAACAAGAAGAGCAACTTAACGAAGCGTGGGATCCCGAAACCCCGCTGTTACGAGAAGCGCTGGACCTGCTAGGGATTCGATATGAAATGTAAACGATGCGGATCCGATACGATGCTTCTGACAAACGAACAGGGAGTGCAATTACGCTATTGTATAAACCCCGCCTGTTCGTTTGTTCGGCAAGCAAAAGTTTACACGCTGAAGTGGTGCCCATTCTGCGGTAACAATGCAAAGCAAGAGATCCAAAAAGAATACCTGCCTTCGCCACATTGGACCTCCACGGTTACCTGTTCGAATTGCGGCGCTTCACTATCGGCTAAAGGAAAAGGAAAAGACCGCTGCAACAAAAAAGCGGCGGATCTTTGGAACACGAGATCACGGAGGTGGGGATGAACTTCAAAGACGCCTTTTGGGCACAATTAATTATCTGGAACGCCTGTTCATCCGGGTTAATGTGGTACGATAAACAACCGATATCTTCTATCGCGGAATTATGGGAAGTTGCCGATCGTCCGGATTGGATGTTGTGGCTGGCGTCGAAATGTAAAGTGGATGCCGACTTGATCAAACTATCAGCGGTAGAATGCGCGGCGCTTTGCTACGTAAAAGAGTATATTTTTCAAGGATTGCTGGCACTAACGAAGCAATTCCTGCAAGGAAGATGCACTTCCACTGTATTGGAAGAGGTTCTATCGGAAGCAAAGATTCACATTAATCATAGCGATACGACGTATGCCGCTTGGACAGTTATATGGGCTGCAAGAGCAGCCCTTAACAAGGGGGCTAACGCGGACTGGGCTGCATTAAACGCTTGGAAGGCGACACGCGCACAAATAGACGGAACGAAAAAGTTGTGCGATGCGATCCGGAAATGCATTCCAATCATCCAATGGAACAAAGGAGATCAAGATGCTGTGTGACTGCGGAAATAGAGCATTAATACGATCCGAAGGGCGCGGAATAAAAGGGAGAATTCTCTGGTATTCAACGACGATTTCTTGTTCAGCGTGCGGGATGCACGCCTACGGTCACGGCGCGAATGGGACCGATAGTTTTAGAAAAGCGTTCGCGAACTGGTCCTGCAAAGTGCGTCCGTTCTTGCCTTGCCGATGCGGCGACTATCCACGTATCGAAACGCGACGCTATAAATTGGCGCCTTATTTCAGCGTCTCGCTGGATTGCCACTGCGGAAACCATGAAAAGGCATATGGCGCTTCACGGGAGGAATGTTTGGCAATAGTGAAAGAAAGGTGGAATCGAAAAAATGGTGCAAATTGGAAGATCAAAGTTCAACGACTGTTCATGCGGATTCGAACCAGAATATTGCAGGTGACAAAATGAAACCTTGCAAATGTGGCAGACATCCTAATAAAGAGTGGTCTTACTCGAATATTACAGGTGCATACACCTGGGAGATATCCTGCCTTTGTGGAAAAAGAATTGCTATAACTAAATACGCTTTTAATCGAGCGAGTGAGGAGTTAGAAGATGCTTGGAACGAAGACTATTGCAACAAAGAGCCGGGATCAAAATGGAATGAGGAGGCTACAAATGATTGATATTCACCATATCCCCTTCAACGAGTGTACGTGCGGGCGACCTCCCTTTTATGTCCAGCGGATTTGCACTAACCGGAAAAATGTGCTGTTTCATGTGGCAGTAACCTGCGCGCATTGTAATTTGAATCTAACCTTAAACAACACGGTCGGATTCATGCAAGCGAGAAACGATCTTGCCGTTGCGTGGAATGCGATGGTGAATCAATGAAACCACTTTGCATAAAACTGGGCGCAATGAGCGAACCAATCGAGATTCAAGTAAAGTCTCACGGGCTGCAGATCGTGAATAAAAAGGAAATCGCGATTTGTCAGAAAGCGTCCGAGTCAGCAACGTTCCTGGGAATCCACGGGTTGCTGAGTGATTCGATGGTTCGGGATATCGAACGGAGAATCGTTAATCGGGTGATGAAGGCGGTGAAACCATGAGTAAAGCGTTTGAAATAAAGTCTTGCGCGTTTTGTCGATGGTGCGCGTTTGGAAAAAAAGAGCACGTAGGAAAGTGCTACTGTACGCACAATCATCAAAAGCACAGAGTCATCGATGTTACCATTACGGAAGAAACTCCTTCCTGGTGTCCGCTTCCCGCATTCCCAGAAAAGCGGCCGTCCTGTTTAGCACATTTGGCGGATCAAACCGAATGGGAATTGATCTTTTCCGGTCATGAATCGCCCTTTGTTCGCAACAAAATAACCGGAGAAGAGGCTCCTCATTGGGACAGAGATACGTGGACCTTGGATTTAATCATACTGGAAGCGTTGGCGTTAGCCGGTATTCCTTACAAAAACCCTTGCTGAGTGCATATCATGAAAAAGTGCGCTTATATAATTGGAGATCTTCTGCGGGATAATGAAAAAGAACTGCCGATTATACGAAACGATAACGCAAAGAAGTCCCCTGGAAGATACACCCGACCTGAATTTATTACATTTAATAAAGGAACGAAGCAATGCAAGAATACCTAAAAGCACCTTTTCCGTACTTCGGCGGAAAAGCGAAAGTCGCCGATGTGGTTTGGGGCTATCTTGGGAACGTTCGGCATTATATCGAACCGTTCTTTGGATCAGGCGCCGTTCTGTTATCCCGACCGGGATACTCGCCTAACGATCATGTCGAAACCGTTTGCGATAAGGACGGCTTCGTCGCCAACGTGTGGCGATCTCTTCAATTGAAACCAGATGAAGTCGCGCAATGGGCCGATTGGCCGGTAAATCACGTGGATTTATCGGCACGGCGTAACGAACTGATTCGGCAAAAGGATCACTTAATTGAGGGACTGCTTTCTAATCCTGAATGGTGCGATCCAAAGTTAGCCGGGTATTGGATTTGGGCGGCATCGGCGTGGATTGGAAGCGGATTAACAACGCCGTCAAAAAAGCAAGAAAGCAAAATCCCCGATGTTTCCAAGTCGGGAACAGGCATTCACTCTATCGGGCAACGCTGCAAAATCCCAAACATCGCGAACGGCGGCAAGGGTGTCCATAAAACCGGTCAAATTCCGGATGTTTCGAAGTCGGGAACCGGGATCCACGCTATCGCCAATCGGGGACAAATCCCTCAAATAGCGCATAGCGGAAAGGGCATTCACTCACCTGGGCAGCGTCCGCAATTATCCAACAGCGGCGGCGTACATGCGGTCGGATTGCGCAAAGACAACGATTTGAATACGGACGTTACAGCGCCATACAATACGAATCTTTACGAATGGTTTCGGTCCTTGAGCGAACGGCTGCGTTATGTACGCGTGGTCTGCGGCGATTGGTCGCGGGTTTGCGGCGGTAATTGGCAGCACAAGATCGGCATTTGCGGCATGTTCTTCGATCCGCCGTATCCTTCCACGGATCGCAAATCGGATCTTTACGCGGAGGACAGTAGCGATGTTGGAAATGAGGCGGCACAATGGGCCGTTATGCGGGGCGCAAACCCCGCATACCGTATTGTCTTCGCCGGGTACGAAGGCGAGCACCAGATCCTCCTAGACGCGGGATGGCGAACCGTCCAATGGAAAGCCAATGGCGGATACAGCAACCAGAACGCCGAAACGAATGAGAACAGATTCCGGGAAACGCTTTTCCTTTCCCCTTATTGTGAGGTGAACGATGAGACGAGTGAAGCAAACGACGCCGTATAATTGCGGGACCGCCTGTTTGGCGATGGTCCTGGGGCGCTCAATCAAATCGATTGAGAAAGAGTTCCGGGAAATAACCGATCGTCAAGCGATGTTGTGTGGTGTTCACAATTTCGAAATGTTGTGGTTTCTGTTTCGGGCCGGTAAACGCTGCGGTCATTACCTGAGTTCGAAGATGTTTAAGAGTGTCATGATGGTGCGCCTTATGAAACAAGAGCGCTTTTCTTGCTGTACGCTGGACGATGTTGACGCTCATATTAGAACCGGGACGGTAATCGCGGCGGTTTCATCGAAGAACAACCGTGGATCTCATTGGATTGTCTACCACAAAGGGCGCCTGTTGGATCCGCATGAGGACGCCTACACAACGGAAACGTTAGAAATCATCGAAGCAATCTTGATCGAAGACGCAACCCCTAACGCGGTTGAACTCGAAAAAATGAACAGCGCTTTATGCAAAGCGAAAGGATTGAAGAAACAGTGCCGAATCAACGGAGAAAATATACGCCTATGCGAAACCATGCAGCGCTGCTTGACCGAACCGCATCGGTTAGGAGTAGCCTGCCAAAACATCTTTAATCTGGAAACAGGGAAGGTCGTGCGATCCGTGGTTACATTGCGATCCGGAGAATTCAAGAAGAACGGCATTTGTCTTAATTATTGCCCCTTTTGCGGATCCCCGTTATACGATCACAAATTGGATAGCAGCGTAACCGGGAAAGAAAAACTGGCGGAATTAAAAAAGGTAAATCACCGGTTGAAGAGGCTGAACAAATGAAATCGATCGCCTACGAAATACTATGCAAAACCGATTATCAGGAGGCGGAGTTCGGGCTATTCCGATTCGCTGCGTGTGGGTCATCCGAAGAGCGCCGGGCGTACGACGCTCTTCGCCAGTGGCTACTGCAAAACCCGAGCATCCGCAGCGTGCAATACGGAGGACGTGTGCTAGCCGATACCCATCGACTATTCAAATTTACAGCGGTAACCGTCCGGGGAGAAGCACTTTCTTTAACCGTAGAGGAGCGCTATCTATGATTCCACGTGGACGCCGGAAAGGGATAATCTTTCGCGCATCGCCTGATTTAGAGGCGGATTGCACAGATCACAAATTGAATGCGGAAGTCGACGAAATCATACGCCGACGCTTAGGGAAGCGAGATGCTTTACAAAATAACCGTCCTGTATCACGACCTATCATTTCCATTGCATAGCATCAAGCAGGGGCTTTTCGAATTCGATGGGACGCCTTATTCAGCGGCGCGGGAATGGGCGGCGCTGTACGGATTCAAAGCACGCTATTTTACGGCAACGACACCGGGATACATATTCGAAATAATTGAGGATGCACGGGCAAGCGTGCGTATCGAAGGGGTTTTTCCGATTCGACTGACGAAGGCGCTGCGGGATGTGCAGGTAAACACCTATCTGGTAGAAATTATCCAGTGTCCCTTCCCAGAAATTTCATCCAAGATCATAACAACCGCAAAAATCGCAAAGGAGGCGCTTCAACGAATCGCGGACTATTATTCGCCGATCAAGTTTTGGATAAAAAACGTTAAACCTATACAAGCGGAGAGACAATTAATCTTTACAGCAGCCATAGAAGGGCATGTAGTAAAGATCGTGGTTGAACGCATCTTGACAGTAGGAGAAGCCGATGATTTACATGATAGTCGTTACTAAAGCACCTCCAGAAATATATCAAACCGGCATAAAGCGCCTGACTATCGCATCCGCCAATGTGTCCGGATCCGCCGAAGAGCAAGCCATGGAAGTCATGTGGCGATGGTCGCGGCGCTTTCCGGAAAAGATCCACGTTAAACCGAATCCGAAGCGATGGACGAAACCGTTACGCTATGAATTCGACGTAGCCGTGCAGGGAGCGGACATAAAGGTTGTCGTTACGCATCCTTACGTTATGGACCTGGGAGGCGGCGATGAGTGAAAAAGCGCTTTGGTCCTGCATGAAAAAAGCATTGGATGAAAAGGGTGCCTTCTATCAGCGCATTACGGACGCGCTTGCTATCGGGATTCCGGACGTGGTAATGGTTTATGCTGGGCTTTGCTGTTTCGTTGAACTCAAGCAGATAAACGCCTTCCCAACACGGGAAGCAACGCCGGTCCGCATCGGCTACAAGCAGGCGCAGCGGGCCTGGGCTAAAAAATGCATAGGCGCGGGCGGCACGGTATTCCTTCTCGTTCAGGTCGGGCGCCGGTATTACCTGTTCGATTGGATTCATGCGATGGGGCTAATCGCAGATGAAAGACTAGACACGGCGCGCTTTATCCACTTCTCCACGGAATGCCGATCCATGCAGCACGCCGTGGAAACAATCATTCAGAAAGCGAAGGAAAGAAATGGAATTCCACACAACCAAACCACTAAAACGGACGCACCACGTGCCGGTAGAAACACGGCAAGCCATTAAAGCGCGCTACAGCAACCTACGCACCTTCTACTCGGAAGGGCGCCTAATGATGCCGAAGGATGTTTATTATGCCTTGCTGCGAGGCGAACCGGGAACGCTGGGCAACGTAGCGGCAATCACAACGGCGTGGGATCTGCTGAACAGCGGCGATTTATCCACGGAAACGATCGAAGCGATCCTTGATTACGGCGTAAAGTTGGCTAAAAAAACGTCTAGGATAACGTTAACGCATGAAGATATTATACGCGAAATAGCGCGCTGGAGAGCCAATATTCAGCAAATGTAATAAAAACAAGGCGCCTTTCCTGAGTGAAAAAATGGGATGGGCGCCTTAAAGTTTACTAAATAGATAAACGTGGGGTAGGGCTCCACGGCATTCATTATAATGTTACAGACTAACCCTCCTAAAAATCTGCACTTAAGCCTAGGCTAAATTACAGGCGTAGAGGATCCTAGGGTTTTCCGCTTTTTCCTCTTTTTTGTACATGGATTAACTTTATATGATTGAGCGTGTTATAGCACTTTTTTGTGCGGTTAATATAACTAACGTGCGTGCGCCTGCATGTAATGCACGCAGGAAAAAAGATTTTGAAATAAAAGTTATTTTTTATTTATCTTTTTTTCTGGGTCCGAACGTACGATAACGGGTGTAGCATCCCGATCCAGGTGTAACTATCCACGGCACTTTAGTGGACGGCGGTAAATAGATGCTAACTATCTAACGTTTACGGGGGTATATATTTACCTGCGCGTGCAAATCCGCGTGGTGCGCGCGTTAGAAGAAATCGCGCGTGCGCGAGAGACAGCGGCGAAAACGTGGATTTTTCCGATGAAAAGATCCTTCGAATTGACTTTTTTTTGATAAAATATAAACTTAGTTTAATGTACGGGCTTTGGAGGGCTATCTAAATGGTTGATTTAACTGAATCGTCAAAAGCAAGAACGCCGGAAACGATCGAATTAGTGTTTCCGCCAGTAGCGCGCGGTCCTGATGGTCGCCTGCTGGAAAGACCGCCGCAGGATCCTGTAAATTTTGTAAAGGTTAAGCGCATTCAGACCTTGGAACTGTTGGACTTAGCGTCGGATCAATTAGTCGTGGAATTCGAAGGGACTAAGGCGACGGCTGTTTTTGCACGGGGGTTTTCGCCGATAAAAGAACTCATGAGGCTGTACGGCGAAGAGATGAACAAGAAAGTTCCGGCATTCGATCGGAGGCTTGGTTTGCTGAAGGCACTTTTGCCGTACGTTTACCCGACTTTCAAATCGATTGAATTCGAGGCATCGGGGGCGCTGCCTGTTCTGAAAATCGTCCTATCCGAGACCGATGATGAAGATGTTTCGGGGAAGTCCGACGATGATACGGCGGGAAACGGCTAGATTTTGATTCTGGGCGATCTTTTTTGTTTTTTCGATAGAAGGCAAGGGATGATTCTAAAATTTCGACACAAGCAATCTATAGTTCTACGAGCGTTAGAGAAACGGAGGTTCGTTACTCTGGTCGCAGGACGCCGGTTTGGCAAAACGCACCTTGCGATAGCGGCGCTAGTGATGAAGGCGACGGAAATACCGCGTTCAAAAGTTTGGTATGTCGCTCCCACCTATAAGGCGGCAAAGGAGATCGCTTGGGATGTTCTAAAAGGGAGCGTTCCTAGAGAGTGGATAAAGAGCCTGCACGAAACGGACCTATCTCTAATTCTTAGAAATGGTTCTAAGATTTCTTTGAAGGGCGCAGATAACGCAGAGTCCCTACGTGGACCTGGGCTTGATATGATTGTGATCGATGAGGCGGCGGATATCAAAGATCTCAAAAACTTATGGGAGGCGGTGTTAGGTCCAACAATAACAACGACTAAGGGAACTTGTCTGTTCATCGGGACGCCGAAAGGTTACGACTACTTTTATGATATTTATATGGATAGTATTTTATCTAACCGGTTTGATTCTCACCTATGGGCCGGGTTCCAATTTACGACCTCCCAAGGGGGCTATGTATCGGATGATGAACTCGAACTAAAACGGCGGAACATCGATCCACGGATATACCGCCAGGAATACGAAGCAAGTTTCGAAACCCTATCCGGAAGGGTTTATTATCAGTTCGATCGCAAATTGAACGTTGCTGAAGTTGAAGACGTCGGCGGCGAAATACTCGTCGGCATTGACTTCAACGTGGATCCAATGAGCGCGGTCGTCGGTGTTCGGGCTGGCAGAAAGTTGCTGATCCTGGATGATATCGAAATTTCAAACAGTAATACTCAGGAACTAGCTGATGAAGTTCAAGCAAAATACGGCCACCTTCCTTCAACCGATCGGAATTATTCCCTGCTGAAGAAACTGGGAAAGGAAAGTATAATCCCGATGCGGACCGTTCGCGCATTTCCGGATCCATCGGGGAAAGCGCGTAAAACATCGGCGGGCGCCGGTATAACCGATTTTGTGATTCTTCAGCGTGCCGGTTTTGAAATCGTTGCCCCAAACCGGGCGCCGATGGTTATGGATCGGTTTAACACGGTAAACGCGCTGTTATGTAATGCACTGGGCGAACGTAACCTTCTCGTCCATCCCCGATGTAAACGGTTGATAAAGTGCCTTGACGGAATGACTTACAAGGAAGGCACGAACCTTCCTGATAAGAGTATGGGACTGGACCATTTAACCGATGCGCTGGGGTATTTAGTTTGGTCTGAATTCCCAGTCCTTCAACCGAAAACCAGAACAGGAGAGTTAAGTGGAAAGCGTAAGATTGCTTAAACCGGAAGAAACCGTGGAACAACGAACCTGGAACCAATCAGCGGAAGGAATGCTGCGGCGGTTGCTGCATAACATGGAAATTAGAACGGTTTCGCCGAAGGAAATGATCATCGTTTATGTCGATAACTTAGAAGGGCATCGGCATTTAGTGATAGAATCAACTCAGCATGACGAATTAAAACTCGCCGGGCTGCTTACGACTGCGGCAAAGCGGCAGGCGGATCTAATGCTGTACGGAGAATAAAATGGTATCGGTCGGAAATAACTACGCATCAAATCTGCCGAAGGCGGAGAACGTAACCAAGTATATCACAAGCGGCGTGCTGCAAGGGGACGGCGGTATCCAGGACGTTGAAACGCCGTCTACCCTGTATGAGAAGAGCAGAGATCGTCGGGATATTACCGCTGCGCTTATGCAGGGAACTGAGAAGATGCGGAAGGAAAGCACAAAATATTTACCGCAGGAGCCGAGCGAGTCGAACGCGGTTTATGATGCGCGATTAAAGCGATCAGTTTTGTTCGCTGCGTATAAGCGGACCATCGTAACATCCACGGGGCGACCTTTCTCGCGACCGATTCAGTTCGATAACTTCTCTTCTCAACTTCTTGATTTACATGATAATATCGATTTACAAGGCAATAATATTGACGTGTTCTCACGAAACGTCTTCCTTTCCGGGTTGGCACATGGACACTCCTTCGTCTTCGTCGATTATCCGAAACGTCCGGATCTGAAAGGGCAGACGAACGACACACCAAGCCTGGAGGATATCCGGAAGATGCGCCTTCGTCCGTTTTGGCGATCCGTGGATGCTACGGACGTGATTGGCTGGCGTTCGAAGGTTATCGATGGCAAGGAAGTTGCAACGCAGATCCGGATAAAAGAAACCACGTTGAAGCCGGTCGGTATGTTTAACGTGAGGGAAGTAAGCCGGGTTCGGGTGCTGGAGCCGGGGGGCTATAAACTGTATGAAAAGAATGAGAACGGGGAGTGGGCGGTTGAAGATGAAGGTTATCACTTGAAAGCGGACGGGACGCCGATGGATCAAATCCCGTTCGTGCCGTTTTATTCTGTTCTTCCCGAAGCGTTCTATCAGACGATACCGCCATTGATAGATTTAGCCTACATGAATGTAAACCATTGGCAATCAAGCAGCGACCAGGAAAACATTCTGCACGTTGCGCGAGTTCCGATCCTGTTTGGAACCGGTTTCTATACGGATGATGATTTGGAAGTTGGATCCGGTAAATGGATCAAAGGACCGGACGGATCTTCCCTTTCCTATGTCGAGCATTCAGGCGCCGCTATTTCATCCGGAAGGGAAGCGCTTGAAGATTTGGAGAATCGGATGCGCATTATGGGCGCCGAAATCCTTGTCCGGGATCCCGCGCGGGTAACGGCAACGCAAAAGATCCTTGATTCCGACGAAGCGACGTCCGAGTTGCAGGATATGGTTCTTCGCTTCGCTGATTTCCTGGCGCAGTGCGAAGCGATAACCGCAGAATACCTTGGGTTACCAGAAGAGGCGGTCGGCGAAATCGAACTCTTCCACGATTTTGGTATTTCGGCGGACGCCTTCCAAGAAGCGCAAAACCTTCTCCAAGCGCGAGTCGCTAAGCAGATTTCTCAAGCGACCTACCTGCGGGAGATTCAGCGGCGCGGGTTGCTGGGTGAGGATGTTGATATACAGGTCGAATTGGAAGCGACCAAAGCCGAAGGCGATGAATCGCGGTTGCAGGCGGAGGAAGAGTTCATTAAAACGGCGGGTGAATAATGGTGAAAGATACAAATGAGTTTATAGCCGATGATTTCATCATTCATTCCATCGATGTGGACCGATTCGCGGCGGGGGAGCGCAATAAAGCGATCAAGGCGCTGAAGGAACTGGAAAAAGAACTGGTGGGAAAGTTGCAAGGGGATCCCTTAACTTCCTATCAAACAGCGCGGGCCGAAGCGCTTCTAACTCAAACGCGGGCGACGATTGCGAAGCATTACGTCCGAATCGCGAAAGAGTCCAAAAAGGCGCTGGACAGAACTTATAAAGCCGAGAAGGATTTCACGGCGAAGGTCTACAATAACCGGATCGGCGCTTCGGTTATGACTGTTTTTGTGGATCCGAATGCTACGAAGAGGGCGGTCGATGGGACTTTGATTCAGGGGGCGCCGTCGGCTAAATGGTGGGCAAAACAAAGCCAAGATCTGCAGGACCGCTTCACGGGCGCCGTTCAAAGTGGGTTGCTATCGGGTGAAGCAAACGATTCAATCATAAGAAGGATCCGTGGAACTCAGAAAAACGGCTATGAAGACGGCGTTATGTCGGTTTCCAGGAAGAACGCCGACGCGCTGGTTCGAACCTCAGTGCAGGCGGTTGCGAATCGGGCACGGATGGACGCCTTCGAAGAGAACGTCGATATCATTCAGCGGGTACAGCAAAGATCCACGCTGGATACTCACACCACGCATATTTGCAAATCGTACGGCGGGTTGACCTGGAAGATTCAGCGGGATCCAAAGGGCGGCATTACCTATCTTCCAGACGGTCATGATAAGGCGTTCGCGAATACGGACCGGGACGGGGCGCTTCACTATGGACCGCCCAGGCATTGGCGATGCCGAAGCGTTCTGGTTCCTTTGACGTACTCCTGGGCGGATCTTTCCGGTAAGAAGGTAAATGACGATGGAGATACATTTCAGCAGAATTTTGAAAAGCGCCTTCGGGAGCGCGGTTTCACGGATGCGCAGATAGCCACGACGAAGGCGAAGACGCGGGCTTCAATGACTGGGCAGGTTCCTGCTGAATTGGATTATGAGGCGTGGTTAAAGACGCAGCCGGAAGCGATCCAGATTGAAGCGTTAGGACCGAAGCGCCACGAACTATGGAAAGAAGGGCGCATCGCGCATTTTAGCGAGTTGACGGATAACAACGGGCGACCGTTGACAATCGATGAACTGGAAGCGCGGGTGCGCGCTGTTGCGCCGGTCAAAGAGCCGGTCAAAGAGCCGGTCAAAGAGCCGGTCAAAGAGCCGGGAAGCGTGTTCGTTCGGGCGACAACGAAGGCGGAGGCTGATAAACACCTACAGGAAATACTGGAGTATTCTAAGAAGCGGGCGCGGTCTAATCCTGCACTGAAAAAGCAGATAACTGAATCTGTTTTATGGGACGGGGGATATCCGACATATCCGGACGGATCGCCTAGAGATAAATTCTCGCATCTTGGATTGAAACAAGGACCGATGTGGGGATTCGATAAAGAAGATTTCGCGGACGTTGATGTTGAAGCGATGAACAAGATTAATAAAAATTTGATCGAATTTAATAAAATGTGCGATCAAATGAGCATCCCTCCTATTCGGCGGGTTGCAGCAATTACGGATAGTACAAACGCCTTTATGAGTATGGGCGATGGTGTTCTAAACGTTAAAGTTAAGGAGGTTCGGAAAGAGCGAGAAAACTATAAACGGGATGAACGCTATTGGATGGATCGAACAAAGATCGGGCTGCAAACAGCAAAGCGAGATCTAAGAGAAGCGAAGAAACTTCTACAGGAAAAACCGGAAAGCGCTTCTTATAAAGACTTAGTGGAAGCGGCGCAGGAACGGATTACGAAGCATGAGACCAATCTTCAGCGCTACGCGGTAGAAGGATTTGCGCCGTTTGATACCTTCGGGACGTCCCAGTGGAAGCCGGGAACCACGACGGAAGCGCAGCCATCTTTAGCCGAGCGATATTTCAACCGGGAAATGATGATTGATAACTCATTATGGCACGAATTCGGGCATCATATCCACCAGCAAAAAGGGGTTAAAACTTGGGAAGAGTATCGTAAACCGCCTTTAGAAATTCGGTTAGAACAGAGAATGAAAGATGGGACAACTTATACGGGCGCTTCATCGAATAAAGTATGGAAGACGCCACAACTTTCCCATTATGCAGAAACAACGCCTTATGAAAACTTCGCCGAATCGTTCAGCGCGCATATGGGCGACCGGGATGATTTGCTTGATCCTGAAATGCGGCAAATAATGAAGGAGAACGTGGTCGATACCGGTTACCGATACGGGTTGACGAAATCTTCTCCGAAGACCGTGGAAAAGCCGAAACCGACCGAAACCAAGATCAAGTATAAAAATTACTCGAAGGACGTTAAGTCTGGATCCGCAAAGCTGGCGGCGGATTATGCCGAATGGGAGAAAGATTTAACGGAGGAAGAGCGGCACTATTTAACCGAATACAAGCGGGCGATGTACGGACATATAAACAAATCGCTGCGGGATCCGGATAGTTATAATTATCCGAAGGGGGATAAGAACTATCAGATATATAAGGACTTGTATGAGGAGTCAATCAAAGCATCGAAGGAAATCGATGCAGCGCTTAAAAAAGCGAAATTGAAAGAGGATATCGTGGTGTTTCGTGGTGTGCAAAAGGCGCCAATAACGGGCGATTCGTTGGAGGGCGCGATGTTCCACGATTTGGGCTACAGTTCAGCGTCTATCAGTAAAACAATCGCCACAGAGTTTACGCACGGATCGCTGAGCGGCGGCGTTGTGATGGAGATTCGGCTGAAGAAAGGGCAATCAGCGGCGTGGATGGATACCTTTGTTGATTCAAATTATCCAGAAGCCGAACTTTTGCTCCCGCGTAATTCTAAGTTTAAGATCGTGAAGGATTCAATCGACAAGAACGGAAAGAGACGATGGATAGTGGAAGTCGTATGATTGGAACGTTCGAAGATCTGATCTTCGATGAGATTGTAGAAGATCCTGATCAAGTAGAGGTAACGGAACCGGAAGACTTGAGCGCGGACCTTGCGTCGCTTAAAGAGTATCAACGCACTAAAGGTAAACTATAACAATGGAACGGTTAATCGATTCTAGACAGTGCACCGATTGTGCGCGGTTGTATATCATAAAACAGCAGCGGATCTGTACAGCATATCCGGATGGGATACCGCTGGACATGTTTATGGGATACCGGATCCACGATGAGAACACCAAAGACGATCGTGGAATGAAGCGGGTGCCTTTGGATTCAATCGAGGAAATGGAAAAAGTGCTGGCGGAATAAAGTCCTTGCACATTCTAATATTATAATGATATAATATTGTAATGTTATAATGAATTTAGTTGCTTACGTTGGCTAAATACACAAATAGAAACCTGGAGGTTTCGCTATGTTGGCATACACCAGAACAACGCTGGACGGCTTGTCCGATATTGAAAGGACACATTACAAGCAGCAGGATGGACGCTACGTCCTGGAAATCGACGATAGCAGCGATGAACGCGTTAAGGGGCTTATTCAAAACCGAAACGCTGCGCTTGCAGAGAAAGAAATCCTTCAAGCCAAAGTGAAGGAACTGGAAGCGCGCGGCGGGGACGCGAAACTTACGGCGCGAATCGCCGAACTCGAAGAGCAATTAAAAGCGGGCAAGGGCGGAAAGTACACAGACGATCAGGTCGCGCAAATCAAAGCCGACCTTGAAAAGAACTATAAGGGCCAGATCGATGAGAAGGATAAAGCGCTAGCGGATGTAAAAAACCGCATTAAAACAGCGCAGACCGATTCAGCGATCAAAGACGCACTCACTCAAGCCGGAGTGAAAAAGGGCGCTGTGCCGATGATGGCGGCGTTTCTTAAGGACCGGGTGGACGTCGTTGAAGGCGACACGGGTATTTTTTCGGTCCGCATCAAAAAACAAGACGGAACCGGGCACGAAGTTTCAACCAAAGACGGATCGGTATTTATGTCCGTTGCTGAACTGATTGAAACGATCAAAGTGCAGCCGGACT